AGGATTTGCAAAAATAAACATGAAAGATAAATTTGACCTAATAAGCCTTATTGATGCCAGAATGAGTATTATACTCATTCTGGCATCATTAAGGCTTATTAGGTCAAATTTATCTTTCATGTTTATTTTTGCAAATCCTGCATACTATTCTGGGCAAGCCGTATGTTGGCATATGACCATACCGATGTATGCCTGTTCCAATTGTACTTATCTCCCAAACCATTTTACAGCTATTGCAATATTTCAATCTTCTAGATTCCTTTGTGTATGTGTTTTTTGAATTGCTTCCATACTTTTTTGCCCAATCTTTACCTGATTTTATTACCCAATCAATATTCCCCACATGAATTACCTTATTTTAATTTTATTCAGAAAAAAACACTGCCTAATTCCCCGTATATGCCCGTATTATTAAATATTGGTATCGAAGTATCACTATTATTTATATGTTAATGCGGGGGCTATTAACCCCCGCTATCAACAACTAACAATACGGGTCGTTAGAACGGTGAATCCGAGTCAGATTTCTCTTCTTTTGGTTGAAACTGACCCCTAAGATTGGTTGCACCAGCCTTAGTTTTGTTTATCCAAAGTGAGGCTTTCATATCTATGCCCCCAACTTTAGCATCTCCGGTATAATCGGGACGATTATCACCATCTTCCTTATACCCGTTTTTCAATAGACTCATGCTATTGTCTTTAAGTTCAAAGCCTTTAGCCATTTTGAACTCCTCTTTTGTGGAATGCCGTACAAACCCTAAACATAGCGCCAACCATATTCATCCTGTTGTTTAAACAACATTCCCGTTATTAAAAAAGCATTTAAGTAATTTCATTACCGTGTTTCAACGGCAGGAAGGCATTTGTTCTAAGTGCGGTTCCGCCGTTAATTGTCTTTTGTGTCTTTGTATTTCTCACTTCAAAATCAAATAAAAAATCACCAAACTTATCTGTTATCTTCCAATACATGACAATATCATCTTTAATTAAATATAAAAATCCTATGAAAGGGACGCGCAACATTGTTGATAATTTCTTGCCGTCCATAATTTTATCAAACGTAACCAACCATGACCCGAAAAATCTTAAATCCATGAGACTTATATTTCTACACTTAGATTCAAATATACCAGATATTTGATTATCCTTTACAATAATACCATCAATTTTGGAATCCGTGTTTTTATCAGTTTCAATTAAAATAGAATTATTTTCATGTTTTGAATCCATCACATAGCGTATCTTATCCAACATCTTTCTTTTATATTTTAATGACGTTTGTCCCTTTTCTGTATTTATATCGAGGTTCATTAATTATACACTCAGTTTTTCCTTAACTATAGAAAGCATCCATATAAACTTTTCATAATCAACCACCATCATTGCTTTGCCACGGTCTTCCCTGATAACAACACCATCTTCCTGTTTCTCCGGCTTAAGCCACGAGGCAATCTTTTTTCTCCTTTTACATCCATAGTATCTCCCCTCAATCTCAATATCGCCTTGTTCGTGCTGTGCCCCGCCCCTGTCTCGGTTAAATGCTTCCAGTTCATATTCCTTTGCTTTTTTCACTGCATATCTTTGCAGGTCAGCACCACGTCTACGATTACGTCTGCCTTGTTTTACCATATTTGGGTCTTTCTTTTTCATTTTGGATACCTCAATTCACAATCTTTACATACCCAAATTCCATCCTCTTTTTCGATATTGGGTTTAATCTTTTCACACAAATCGCAAATGCCCTTCAACATTCTATCTCCCTATTATATGTTTCTTCAACACTATCAGGATGTCTATTATTATCGGCTATTGCATCATTGTATTTTTGAACTAAATCATCTCTAATTTTTTGCATATCTTTTAAAAGTTTTTCATATGGCTTTAGATAGTCCATATTATCTAAACCATAGACTCTGAACCTTACAACATTCTCAAGCGCATTGATATGATACTCAATTTCAGAATAACTGTATCTTATAAGGGCATTCATTTTTTTCTTGTCAATCAAAACGGGATATCCACCACTCTCAATACCCTAGCGACAGGATACCTGACTCGCTTTGAAAATTCATTATTAAATATTTTATCATAAACTTCTATTTCCACAAGTTTGCCTATTAAATTTTCGAATTTAAACCTTTCGTCCACAGAGTTGTTTTTTTTTACACCAACAGATGTAAGGAATTTTGCATAACCCCAATTTTTTTTGGGGTCATACAAAAATCCATCAACCTTTTTGTATCTAAAAATCCCATTATCTCTAACGGTATTTTTTTCAACCATGTAAACAGGTTTAAAGACATCGGCTATATATTTACCAAATCTAACATTGTTAGAAATTTCAACATTTACAATTTTAGCCGTATACTTTCCTGTATTGACAGACTCATCACTCCGCATTATTGCTTATTAATTCTTCTATCCTTCTCAGGCAAACATCTAAGTTGTCTTTAGTAATGTGTCCTTCTTCAAGAGATTTAATAACTTTATCTCTGTCTACGTTGGTTAAAGCCTGCGCCTTATTCCTGATAATTTCAGAAATGGAATCTTCGTCGGTTTTTTTGACTGGCACATTAGGACTGCCATTACTGACTGCTCCATTTCCTGATGTAGATTTTCCATCAACAACATACCTCACCCAACATTCAATTTGAGTGCAGAGTTCGTCTGTCATGCTAATGCCGTTTGTAAAAGCGGCTACCGCAAAACCATGTCTGATTTTACCTTCGGTTATTTTATCCCAATTGGGTTGTTTTGTTTCGCTCATAGTTTAGTATCTCCTTCTGATTTTAAACCACCACCACAGACTTCGAAAAATCCACAGTATTTAGGGTTGCATTCCCACGAATATGCAGGAGCAACTCCTAGCTCTATTGCCGGGTTACCTTTTTTAAATCGTTTATTAAGGTCTGCCCAATAATTCTTTGCTTCTTCTATATACTGAACATCAACAGGATATTCTCTCATCGCTGATGTGTCCTTTTGATAATATATAAGTGCAAGCTTTTTAATGCGAGTGCTGTATTCCTGTTCATACCACCAAGCATATGTGCCAAGCTGAAGATAGTAATTAGTGGAAGGTGCTGGGTCTGGATACCTACCAAACAATTTCTTCCACTTGAAGGAATTGCAGGTTTTGATGTCATAAAGGGCATTATCATCCGCAACAATGATGTCCAAAAATCCACGTACATTAACTTCTGGTAACTGAATTTCTTTTTCAATAAATATTTGTGTCCCATTATTTTGTGCATACTCTCCAAGAGCGCCCTGTATGTCTTCGTGAACCAAATCGCCAAGCCTAAATAGTCGTAAGGTGTTTTTATCAATGGGCTTTGGAGTGACCTTTGCAATGTGCTGAAAGTAGTGTTTACGCATACACATCCCCGATGAAGATGCGTGAAACCACTTCTTATGCCCATCGTATCGCTTCTTTTGATGGAGTTTATTTTTATTTGCTATGTATTCGTTATAAATCCCTATAATATCAATCACTTAAAGCTCTCCCTGTGGGAGACATTTCTTTGAAATTTATTTCTTTCCGCATCTCCGTTTGTGCCCATCTATCGAGTTCAAGTAATTCTTTAGATTGGGCTTTTTTAACAACATTAATCGCTTTCTTAACTCCAGTTATCTCGTGGAAAAGGTAGTCCTTCTTTGGGTCTTCCCCCCACTCCCTTTCAATATCTGTGATTGTAGAGCCAAGTTCATTCTCAAGATTTTTTAAAACATTAAACATTTATTTTGCCTTCTAATTTTTTCATATATTTCTTATACTGAATACTGGTACGCCCTTGCCGACTTAAAGTTTCATTTAATTTCCGCCTTTTTTGCTTTCTTAATTTTGCTTTTTTATTTGGCATTAGTTTTTTCTTTTATTTAAAATTTCTTTACACATTTTTAAATACTTTATAGCACCAATATTATCATATTGCACTATTAGATGGTGTAGCCTATCAATTGAAAGCGCTTTATGCTCTTTTATCTGTAGTCGATTAGGGCGTGCTGTTGATAAATCCATGTCCCACTCTTCTGCTTTTTTATTTGGCATATTAAAAAATGTGGCAAAGGGCGACATGGTCACAACAAACGGAGTAATGTGTTTTGGCGCTATCCGACAGAAGTTGCATCTCGTACAATATCGTCATAATAGCTGAACCAAAATATACCGCCACCCTTTGCCCGGGGGTATTATTTTACGTTTTGGTTATATGGGCTTAAAAATGCATCAAGACCCTTACCAACCGTTGTTAAGAAATCCGACTTAACAGTAGGGATTCTTTTGTATCTGCGATTTCTTTTTAGCTGATACGAACTGCTATCTACTGCAACCTTGAATCCGTTAGCTCTTGTAGTGCCAACTGGTCTTCCACGTTGTGCTTTCATTTAGAGACTCCTTTGTATTCTTTTTTTAGTTTCTCTTTTCTTTTTTTTGTTATAGCGGTGCTATGCTGTGACATCGCATCCGCAAATTTATAAGAGATTTCCTGTTTCTGTTTTTTAAACGCATCAGTTTCAGAAAAGTTCCCTTTATATTTATATAATTTTTTAATTAAACCTGAGTAGTCTTTAATATAACTAGAAATTTCCTTCCAATAATTAAAGTCCTTTGATGTTTTCAGAAAGTGGCAATTCTGACACCTTACTTCACACTTGCCAATTTCATTCTTCACTTTTTTCCAACTGTACCCTTCCCGAATTAAAAAATTTACACCTTCGGTTTTTCTAATTCTTAATTTCTCAGAAGATAAGATGTGGTCGAAGACCATTGATGATGGATGATATAATATACCGCAATCAGCACAGGGCACATTCAAATACTGGGTAATAATTTTTATGTAATTCTGTAAGCTTCTGCCCCGTTTGTTTATTCCGCATCGCTTTTGGTCTCTTTTTCTGTTTTTGCGGTAACGTAACCTATTGGATGCCGTCTGACATACCTTGCACATAGATTGCAATTTGTCTTTTCTGGAATTGTTCACATGGAAACAGGAGACGGACTTTACATCTTTACATTTCCAACATTTTTTAATTTTCTGCATATCAAATTGGGGGCGGTTATATAACGTGAATTAAAAAAAGGAAAACGGAAAATAATCCACAACCGCCCCGCTTTAAATCTACTAATTATCTCATGAAATTTCAACAATATTATGAGTCAATCCCGTAGTAACAACTTCATTTATTTCTTTGAGAACTACTATCTTTTCTTCTCTGTTCATATTATTACCCTTATTAGTTGAAATATTATCATCATTGCAAATACCAGCAACAAGAAATAAAATACATCATCCAATTCGCTGAATTCAATCAATTTTTCTATCATATCAATCAATCTATTCATTGTTCTTCCTGCTTACTGTATCCATTCCAACAGTATGGCAAATCATCCGGCTCTTGCCATCCGTAGTTTCCATAGTGTTCATGGTCTTTTCTTAATAGATTGCTTCGATGTGAAGCATGAAATCTTTCATTGCCTAACCAATGTGGCATTTTATCTGTAATAATACGAGTTAATGGCATAGTATTGTTTTTACCACGTCGTACCCATTCATTTATTGCAGAATCATGATACATTTGTAACGCTTCAGGATAATCAGCCCACATTTTCACAGCAGGATGATTTTTCCATCCATAGTCAGGAATATATATAGCTTTAATTATTTGTAGAGCTTCGACTCTCTGTTTACCAAGTCGTAAGTCGTCAAGGCAACTCATACTCTTATCAAAGCTTTTATGTGGTAAGAATGTTTGCATTTAATTAATTGTCTACTTATTTTCCTTTTTTATTTCCTTTAATACAAATTTTAGATTTATCAGCGATTGCTCTATGCTCTCAACTTTGTCAATCAACTTCAATAAATCATGTTTAAGATTTTCTATTTCTTGTTTCATTGTGTTTCTCCTTTATGTTTATTATCCGGCTTTAAATGTATAACCTCATCGTCAATACTATCTACATCCCAACAAGTTACATCCATTGGTGCGACATCACTATGTTCGAGGTAAAACACCATCCCATTTATCGTCACATAAAGTGACTTGGAACTACGCACATCTACTTTAATACCATTAATTATAATTTCTTTCATTTTTATTTTTTTTTGTTTATTATCGTAGCAAAGCAGGGAGTTTTATCCCCAACCCACGAACCAATAACATTGTAATAAAAATATTCCATTGCATCTTCACTGTCTTCAATGCCTTGCGCTACAAGAAGTTCCAAACATTTTTCCTTATCGTATAAAACCACGGGCTCCGTATTGTATCTTTCGACAATACCTAAAATGGCATCATCAAAGCCGTCAGCCGTCAATACATCTGGGTATTCGTCTGCCAGAAAATCTTTAACTGATTTTATGACCATTGTTTTTCATTCTGTTTATTATTTCTACGTTTTCATCTATCCACCCCTGTGGACAATCATTGTCTAATAGGAATTTATTTGCTGATTCTGTATTGTCAAATTCCATATAAGTGTCATCATTATTTAATAGGTATTGCCATCCATTCAATCCAACAACCCCATCCTGACATACAAGAGTTCTAATTATTTTCATCACTCAACTCCTTCCGCCATGGCTATCACCTTTCCTATATCATATTCCAAGGCGCTTACACTCCTCAGTATACGTTTTTTACTCACCACTTCGGCAATGTTTTCTATTATTGTTCTCAGCCTTTTCTTGATAATCTTTAACGAATACAGCATTTCAGAAGATGCATCAAGCAGGTTGTACAACTCTTCCACTTCTTCTTTCTTCAGTTTTTTATCCACATTGTGAACCAAGCGGATTCCAGACTCTTCCTTTCCGCTTTTTGTCCTATCCGCAAGATAGTCTCCATAAAAAAAGACTTTGTCGAGCAAGTCTTCGTCCATGCCCTCGGTCTTTAACATATTTATCAATGACCGCTTACTCGGGTTGTCTTCGTGTTTAATTCGATTCAGATTATCAATCTCATCGGCGATGTAGTTAGTGATGTTTTCAATATCTAAAGATACGTGCTTTAACATATCTATCAATGACCGCTTACTCAGGTCTTCGTTGATGCCCTCGGTATAGGCATACATACTGAATACTTTGGATTTTATTTTTTCGAGTCTTTTTATTTCGTTTTTCATATCTCTTATACTTCCTTATTTTTATTGAAAATCTATACTCCCATGTCTATTTAAAAATATCAACCACTCACGTTTCGTCTTTGGAGTGGGGATTGATTCAAGTTCGTATGTGTATGTGTCCGTACTCTCAAAGTCCCATTCAATTTCTCTTTCATTGGACTTTCCCCATTTTATTGCATCCTTTTTATTTGAAAAGAATCTTCTATCACTTTTATGATTTATGTTTTGCCATATTGTTACTTTGTACATCATTTTTATTTCCTTTTATTGTTTGTGCTCATGTCTCTTATACTCTTTTGTTTTTAAAAAGTTCCATTTTATTTTTTATTTGAATCTTCATACCAACTATCAGTACAGAAGGGGAAATCTGCACCCATCTCGCTAAAGCCAATACTGTCTAGCTTCTGCCGACACTTGAAGACTGTCTCCCCCGCTAACTTCATCATCTTTTCTATAGCCTCCTCTTTTGATTCGGCTTTGATGTCAATAAAGCTGTCCAATGTGGGACATACCCTGTAGGTTTTCATTGCCTATTCCTTTTTGTCAGTTTGTTTTTAATATGTCCATTAGCTTTGATGAAGTAACCATATACACATCTACTCCCATCCCTACTGCAATCATAGGTATCGTTTATAATGCCATTAACAACAGCAGTTAGGTGTCTCGATAATCTGGCAATAATTCTACCTTTTGGTAATTCGTCTTTTCGCAAATGAACTTTACATCCTTGCCCGACCTTCATTGTAGGAATCCACCTCCATTCTTTTGATTCCAAGTATGGTTGGTATACATTCCTGTAGTTACCATTTCTTGGAGTAGAGCCATTTGACTTTATTTTTTTAGCTCCTCGTGTTCGTCTACTATTACCATATCTTTTATTTGCTTCTTTTAGTTCATCGTATACTTGTCTGTATGGTAATTCAAGGGCTATGGCTATAGCTCTCACGACACAATCGCCCGCATTACCCTTATATCCAGTATCTTTTCTGCCACCATCATTATATTTGTATCCCACTCTATTATTTGTTTCCATTTTATTTCCTTTTTTTGTTTGTGTTCATGCTACTTGTACGCTACAGATTTCAAAAAGTTCCATTTTAATATGTGAGTTTCATTGCTTTACTGTACAGTTCACCAACTATACCACATTGAATTAATCTTTGGCTGTGTAGGTAATCTGCCTCGTCTGTACTGATTTCACCATCTTGGTAATAGTTTTCAGGTGCATAGTCAGGGATTAAGATAGTCTCTATCTGCTCTTTGTTTAACTTGGTGTAATCAATACCAATTTCTGTAAACAATTCCTTTTCGTACTTACTTATTTCCATTTTTATTTCCTTTCTATAGGGGCGGGTTTCCCCGCCCCGGTTTTTTATGAAACGATGTTATAACACCATCTTGGTTTTCCAACTTTCTTATCGCCACACTTATCACATTTATATTCCTTTACCATCTCTACTCCTGAGTATGTATCCTTTACCCCAAATAACCCACCGAGTACAGTATACTCTTGTTCCACCATCTTACCTGTTTTAGTAAATGTTTTATTTAAACATTCTTTTTGGTTCATTAGTTACTCCGTTTTTTTGTGGCACTTTTTGTGTGTGCCGTTTCTCCTTATACGCTACAGATTTCAAAAAGTTCCATTTTATTTTTTTCACGACGAGTATATCATTATTCACCTTTTTTTGATTTTGCCCACAATTTGCGGAGAGCATTAATAAGTTTACCACGTTCTATAGCATTCATCCTTGTCCATGATTTCGCACCTATTACCCTGAATTGTTCTTTCAATACAGCATCAATTCCCAACAAACTTTGTGCTTTCCTGTAACTGTCCGATAATCCTGACATTATTTTTTTAATAGTCTATGTTTTCCGTTGAAGAAAACAATCATTTCTCTCCACCTTTCAAGGCTATACAGTGCTACACTTAATTTCGTTTTTAAATGCAATATATAACCCATAGATAGGGTCAATAGTATTAGTAGTATTTCACTCATGCTGTCCTCCATAGGGCAATTCTACCAAAGTTGTCTTCTTTGACCTCCACCTTCCAGCCTTTTTTAGTCAGCCTCTCGTGTTCGGAATTCAGCCAACCTAAATCAACTTTAGTAAGCCATATTGTTATTTGTTGTTTAACGATTTTGTTATTTTCTTTCATTGTTATTCTCCATTTGATTAATCGGTGTATTCCAAAGTGTCTCTCCAAAGTGAGCAATGGGTTGTATTTACCCTATTTTCACAATCTGATTGAACACCATCGGTAATGGTAATATAAATCTTATCTGCATCTACGTCATCAAATTCAGCCTTCACAAACCCACCGCTTATCCGATGTAATCCCCAAGCAAGTCTTTGTTCGGTTTCAATGTTATTCAATCGTTCTGATAGTTTTTCCAATTCTATGTCATTTAGTTTGTCATAATGTTCGTCAGAATTATAGTCTGTTGTTTCTTTCATTGTTTATTCTCCTTTATTGGTGGTCACTAAAAACTCTATACCATCTTTAGTGTATTTAGATTTTATGGTTTCCCATACATAATGTTTTTGGCAATAGTGTGTAGCTGTTTTGCTTATTTTATTTATCTCAACTTTATATGAATGTATGTTATTTTGAGCATCCATAAATTCATGCCTTGACACTTGCATCAATGATGCACAATTCCAATTTAATAATAGTATTAATAGACACATCATTAGAAAAATAAATATTGGTGTATGTCTGTTCATCAATAACTTTGTCTGCCGTGTAATTCCATGTGACAATTAGCACATAAAACAATACACTTTTTAATTTCTTTGAATATCTTTGACAGCCCGAATCCGTCCGACACCATCTGACCAACATTCGCCTCTTTGGTGGAATCGTGATGGTGAAACTGTAAAGCCCAAGTAGTAAATCTTTTCCCCCGTTTTTTAAGGGAATAATTACATTCACAGCAAGACAATTTTGCTTTGTATTCTCGTATTATACGGGCTTTTGATATTCTACCATTAGGAGTTTTTTTCTTATGTGACCAGTAACACCCATTTGGGATGCAATACCACCGCCTGTATGGATTACCAGACTTATCTTTAGCACCAGCCATAGCAAAATCATCTATACTATGACTAACATTACACCCTTTACAGGTTCTAGTTTTGGTCATTGTTGAATCTCCCCATTGCGACCCAAAATAATTCAGGTGTTAATCGCTTAACATTACCATCCTTGCACTTTCGTGCCATCCTGCTTACCTGCAACTTTAATTCATACTCAATTAATTCCATCGCACCTTTTCCAAGTTGAACTCCATCATGACTAAATGCTTGTTTAATGTATTTTTTATTCATTGCTTATTCTCCTTTTATTTGCTTACGGTAGCAAATTGTACAGCACCATTGCAAATCCATACAGTACGAATACCGAAAGCATTACACATAGTGCCAAAATTGTTGCTTGACATATCATGTCCATTGCTGTTTTTTTCATTGTTGTTTCCTTTTTTTTCATCGGATATGGCATTATACGACCTATTTATTAGAAAGTTCCAAATTAGTTTATTCTGTAAACTCTCGTATTGATTTCATTAACTTTTCTTGTGCAGACTTTTATACCTATCTGATTTGCACAGTTATAACTACTCTTTGCTTTACTATGTGGTATTTCAATATATCCCCCTATTTCTAATGGTTTTAATTTTGAAGTAATTCCGTCATAATAACGAAAAGAACCCTTTGATGGTATATTGAGATTGTTCATCATTGTTTCCTTTTTTAGAATTGTTGAATGATAAATGAGTCATCATCAATGGGAATTAATGCCGTTTCATCGCTAATCGCTTCTATACTTTCGTATTCTTCTCCATAGTTCGCTTGAAATTCTTTAAGGCTGTCGTACTCTGCATACTCACAGCAAAGGGCAATAACATCTAATTCTACTTCCGTGCCTGTATCTTCTTCATATTCTACCAAGTATTCATACAAGGCTTTTAATCCATCATATGAGAACTGGTCACCCCTGTCCATGTTTTTAAATGCTCTCTCGAATTGGTACATATTTACTGATTGTTTCATTATTTTTTCTCCGTTTTATTATTTGTTATACGACCTATTTATTAAAAAGTTCCAATTTAGTTTAATTCCCACCTGAGTTTAATATTTTTTTTGCATCTAATATCCCCCGCTTATTCCCCCCAGCCATTATCAATAATTCAACCGCATTATCTAAACCTGTACTTGCTTTTAACATTGTTAGAAGGCTTAAGTATCTACCATAGTTATTTTGAGTCGTATGTGGCTTATTTTCCGCATTACTTACAAGTTCTATTAATTCACTACGAATTGAATTAAATAAACTTTTTAAATATTTATTTTTAGTAATTTCTGCTTTATTCATTATTGTTTCCTTTTTTTTTAGTGGTACACCAAACCTATTTTATCCGTTGTTATCATTGCCATATCGTTTTCTGTGCAGTTAGTATATCCATTTATTTTTAATTCGTCTAAACTCTTGAATATGACCGCCCTCTTATCCGTGTCTTTTATCATGTTATCTTTTTTACCACCTGTAGAAAAACAAAAAACAAAATTGTTAGGTGCGTTTATATGCTTAAAGAATGGGACGCTTTTGGTATACCCGTAAAAAACTATATTAGGGTTGTCCTGTGCAATTTCTACCCACGTTTTAAGGTATTTTAGCGAATAAAAATCTCCGCTACTATGTATCCGCACATATTCCACTTTTTTACTTTCAAGCTCAGATTGAATAAGTTTTTTAAACTCGGTTTTATTCTCAGTTAGTTTGAAATTGAAATTGTATTTGTCTTGCACATTTTTATATAAATATGTGCCTTTGTGAGCATAGCAATACGAAATACAATCTTTAGCAAACGGGCAAGAATCAATAGCCGGCAAGTTGAATTCAAATAATCTAACCCCGTTCATTTTGCCTGTCTTTTTTATTTTTTGGTTTGTGTTAGTTAGTAGGTTCATTATGCTCTCCGTTTTATTGTTTCAATACCCCTAAATCCTCAGGTTGAGGCAAGGGGATTTCTTCTAAAGTAAATGTGTGAAACGATGGATTTATCGTTAGCCGACTATTGTCTTTTGTTTTAAATACCATCATTAGTTTTCCATTTAAAAGCTTGGTTCCTTTATAAACCACTCTTCTAAATTCTTTTCCGTCGTTAGTGCCTATTGTATAGCATTCTTCTTCAGTTAAGAGAGAATTAATCTCTCCATAATTATTATTAAAATTCCTCATTGTTATTTCTCCGTTTTATTATTTGTTATACGCTTGTAATTAAAAATAGTTCCAAATTATTTTAATTATTTAATATGATAGACCTACTGATTCCATCAATAAATCTATTTTATCCTGTACTTCGCCTTGCTTTTCTTCTAATGTATATCTTTTATTTTCAAGCCTATCATATTTATTATGGTATTTATTACCAAAGGAATTTTTAAATCCCATTATCGATAATTCTGTTTCATGTTCCTCTAGCCAAAAAATGCTATTTTCTGTTTCTTCGATTTTTTTACACAAATTAGAAAATTTTAATTCAAGTTTATTTATTCTATTTAATTTACTTTGTTTACTCATTTTTTACTCCGTGTTATTTATTGATTTCATACCGCTTACACGCTACTGAATATTAAAAGTTCCAAAGTATTTTAAATTAATTTGTGGGGGGTTAAGTGGGGATGGGAATTTGATATTAAAATAATATGATAAATACTATAGTAGATATAAATATCAATAATAGTAATAAACATAGTAGTATAATAGTATGTGACGAGGGCTTAACCGCCCCTTTTGTATAGGTTATACACATCCTGTCCACACCTGTGGATAACTTGTGGATAAGTATGTATATGAGTGCAATAAGTTGTTATTATTACTGTACTTACGTATGCATAATGTAGTGTAATATATGTGAATAACTTTTAATTGAAAAAGTTTAAAGTTTTTTATGGGTGTATGTGGTGAAAATAATGAGAGAGTCATTAAGTTTCAGATGTTTCAACCTACTCAACCGAATGAAAAGGAAAAACTCAATACACTTTATTCAACCCCAAACCGGATTAGGGGGGTACTCCATGTAATAATAAGAGAGACACCCATACTTATATTATTTTTTAAAAATTTTTAGAAATTTCTTGTTTAGTTTAGATTCGGGTACTATTTTATATAACTATGTTATATATAGCTATGTTATATAGCTATGTTAATACTATGATACTATTCTACTATTTTATATCCTGTAAGCTACTATTCTACTATTTGATATAGCTTAGCTAATACTATAGTACCGCAGTTATTTAAAAGTTATATACGACTATTTTAGTCTGTTGTAGCTATAAAAGTCATATTTTTACAATATATTTATTTTTCTTCTATCTTGATGACTTGTTGTTATAAATTATCGTATGAAATTAAGCAGGGCATCCAGTAGGAACCGGAAATATCGAACTTTAATCAGTTCTTATGATTCTGCCAATACATTTGAAAACTGTAATGAGTTAAAAAGGTTGGCTGATGAGATAGATATGTCGGATATAATTGACCCAACATCTACTGTATGCGGAAAGTTAATGGAAATAGTAGCGCGAGCCAAATGTCTAAAAGAGTTTGAATTATTACCTGACGGTGACCTGTTGTATAACAGACCGTCAAGGGCAGAGAGTCCGGAGGGAGTAGGACAGGCGAGTGTGAAAACATAGCGTGGGAGCGGCTCTCTATGTATAAGCGAACAATAAAAGGTCAGGAATATGTATTATATGACGATGAAAAGGAATTTCGGAGTGCTAGACCGAAATCGAAGATACATAATAACTGGCGGACAGCAAAGACTGGTCAATGGATTAAGTCGGATGATGGCAAGGTAACCAAGGTTATCAGGCGGGGCTCAATCGCTCACAACAAAAAGAGCGTAGATTACATTAGAACCTTGCTTGGCATGGCAAATTGCGAGCGAACTGCATTTTTAGGTGGTGACCCAGTTGGGGACATATGGCGGTTTGGCAAGGTTTCTTGGTATGAAAAGACCTTAAATGGCAGGTTATCCGTAAAAAAACGAATTTTTGCTAAGTATGTTGCATCGGGGCTTCAGCCTCTTGATGCCTACATGAAGGCTTTTCCTGATTGTGAGAGTAAAAATTATGCTCAAAAGCGAATTCAGATTTTATTAAAAAACAAAAAGGTAATGAACTTGATAGATAAAGAGATTGAAGTCCTGTTAAGCGATAGTGGAATTACAAAAACATATTTACTGGAAGAGACCAAGGGGATTGTTGACAAGAACAGTACCCGGGATTCGGATAAATTAAGGGCGCTAGAGACCCTGATGAAGATAGCCGGTATGTTAAATACCGAGAAAAAAACTGAGTCTCTTGCTCTGATTCAAGAATTCACCGGTTTTAGTCAAGAAAAGCTTAATGCTTTCAAGGCGGGGGTATTACCGGAGCATGGACAGGAAGAATAGCATACTCATCCCCATTAGATTCGCCACCAAGCTTGAACTGCATGAGTTGATATGCGGTACCGAGTTCTGCCCAGCCTGCGATTGTCAGTTGTTGGGTCATAACATAATGAATAAAATGCCACTAGTTGACAATTTTAATACTTTAGATGGCTGGATGTGTGATATATGTGACAGTGTGTTCGATTTACAGGATAAAATGGTGAATATCGGAGAATTTGATTTATATGACCAAGAGATTGCGGAAGCGTGATAAAAGATAATTTTAATATAAACCCTTCACCAAGTGACATGAAAGAGCGTGATGACGTTCTTTTGAGTGCTTTTAATAATTTGATTTACTTTGGCAGAGCATTTCTGCCGAGAGACTTTCTGAATAAATCGGAGAGCGCCCCCTTCCACTACGATATGGCTAAAAAGATGATTGATATGAAACCCGGTGCTAGGATATGCAATATCATTCCCCGGGGTCATGGCAAATCAGTCATGGCAAAAGCCGCTATTATGCATAAACTCTGCTTTGCCGGAGAGGATAGCCAGCATTTTGTTGCTTGGGTATCTGAGGAGCAGGGTCAAGCTATTGACCATTTAAAGTATATCCGCTCCCATTTTGAGAATAACAAGATGATTAAGTATTATTTTGGCAATATGGATGGTGGATTAGCCGGAAAGCGTTGGACAGAAAAAGATTTAGTCACTCCAAAGGGAGACCGGGTAATAGCCAAGGGAACATCCCAGCGGTTAAGGGGTCGTTCTGAGGTAGATGTCCGGTATACTGGTATAGTCCTTGATGACTTTGAGTCCGAATTGAATACCAAGACTCCCGAGCGAAGGTCTGAAATCAAGAAATGGATTGTATCTACGGTTTTTCCTGCGCTTGAGGAGACCCCCGGAAACGAGGGCTGGATATGGCTTGCAGGCACCATTGTTCACTACGATTCATTTTTACAGATGGTCTATGATGGTTGGAAGAAAGCCAAAGAGGACAAAAGGACATATCCTTGGGATGTGAACTTCTACCGTGCATTAGAGGGTGATGAGCCATTATGGAAATCGCAGTTCTCCAAGAAGAAACTAAATGCGAAGAAACGTGAGTTTATCGAAGCGGGTTTGGTTAATAAGTTTGCTCAGGAATACATGAACGATGCCCGGGATATTACAAATGCGGCATTTAAGATAGACAGAATCCAATATTATAACGGCAGGTTTGAAAAGAGAGGTAATATGCCGTTCATTATTGAAGGTGAAGATGCAATTCCTATTAATGTGTATATTGGTGTTGACTTAGCGGCAACCGCCAGTGCAACATCTGATTTTCAAGTTATACTGGTCATGGGCGTTGATTCCAATAAGAACCGATATGTTATTGATTACTTTCGGGAACGTATCCCAGCTTTTGATGTCCCCGCTAAAATTATAGAATATGCTAAAAAATATAGACCTGTCAGGAGAGTAACCATTGAAACAGTTGCCGCTCAAGAAATGGTTAGGGATATGGTGACGAGGATGTCTGCCAATGAAAAGAGATTGATGCCCGGATTATTTAAGGGAGTTAAGCCTCCGGCGAAAATGAAAAAGGAAGATAGGCTGGAAACGGCGTTGGGTCAGATTGTAAACTCAAAAAAATTATATATTTACAGACATATGACAGAAATTGTTGATGAGTTCTTTGAACACCCAAAACCGAGAAATGATGATTTGTTAGATGGCTTATAT